AGCAAACGGTGATAGTCGAGTACAAAAATACTTGAAGGACGAAGTAGTTCGTCTTATCAAGGACTTAAAGATCTAGGAGATCCAAATGCTAGATGCTATCAAACCACTACTAGATAGCGACCTTGTTAACGAGGACACCCGTACAGCGATCCAGGAAGAATGGGAAGCAAAGATGGGTGAAGTGCGTAATGAGGTAACTGCAGAACTTCGTGAGGAGTTTGCGCAACGCTATGAGCATGATAAATCTACTATGGTTGAAGCCTTAGATCGTATGGTTACTGAAGGTCTTACTAGTGAACTAGAGCAGATCGCTGAAGAGCGTAAAGCAATCACAGAAGACCGCGCTAAGTTTGTTGCTAAAATGCAGGAAGCAACAGGCACATTTGACAGTTTCTTAGTTAAAACACTATCAGAAGAGATCAAAGAACTACACAGTGAACGTGCTCAACAGCAGGAGTTGATTGGCAAACTAGAAGAGTTTGTTACATCACAACTTGCTGAAGAGATCGGTGAGTTCCAAAAAGATCGCAATGATGTTGTTGAAACTAAGGTTCGACTAGTCAAAGAGGCTCGTGCTAAGTTTGATGATCTTAAAACTAAGTTTGTCAAGCACACAAGCAAAGCAGTAAACGAAGCAGTAACTGACTATCTAAAAGGTGAAATGACTCAACTTAAAGAAGATATTCAGATTGCAAAAGAAAATACTTTCGGACGTAAAATCTTCGAAACTTTTGCTACAGAATTCTCTGCAAGTCACCTCAATGAAAACCAAAAGATTAAGGAACTAGAAGCCGCTATTGCGAAGCAAGCGGAAGAAGTTGCTCAAATCAATGAGAGTCTTGAAGAGAAGACTAAAATCGTTGAGAGCAAAGAGCAAGAGATTGCTATGATTCAAGAGAATGTCCAGCGTAAAGAAACAATGGACGATCTATTGAAGCCACTCAACAAAGATAAGGCAGCGATTATGACTGACCTACTAGAAAGCGTACAGACTTCAAAGTTGAAGACTGCTTTCGACCGTTACCTACCAGCAGTACTAGACGGCAAATCAATCATCAAGGAAAGTAAAAAAGAGACCCTCAATGAAAGCCGTAGTGAAGTAACAGGTAATAAAGAAACACCTACAGTCCAGGTTGAAGATGACAGCAATATTGTTGACATCCGCAAACTTGCAGGTTTAGCAAAATAAGTACAAAAGAGGAGACTATAATGTCAGACGTACTACTTGAAAGCCGTTGGGACGATACTAAAGACGCACTTCTTGAAGGTCTAGAAGGTAATCGCCGCAACAGCATGAGTGTTGTTCTAGAGAACACACGCCGTTACTTGAAAGAGGCAGCATCAACTGGTGCTTCAGCCGCAGGTAACATTGCAACACTTAACCGTGTGATCCTACCAGTGATCAGACGTGTTATGCCAACTGTTATCGCTAACGAAATCGTTGGTGTTCAGCCTATGCAAGGCCCAGTTGGTCAGATCCACACACTTCGTGTTCGTTATGCAGACACAGTAACTTCAACAGCAAGTTCACCGTTTGATACAGACACAGTGTCAGGTGACGAGGCTCTATCACCGTTCAAGATTGCAACAGCATACTCAGGTACTGCTACTAGCACATCTTCAACTGGTAAAGCAGGCGCCACAGCAGCACTAGAAGGTAGTGGTGGTAACAAACTATCAATCCAAATCTTGAAGCAACCAGTCGAAGCAAAGACTCGTAAGTTACAAGCACGTTGGACTTTTGAAGCAGCACAAGACGCACAGTCAATGCACGGCATCGACGTTGAAGCAGAAGTGATGGCTGCTCTAGCACAAGAAATCACTGCTGAAATCGATCAGGAGATCCTAGGTTCACTACGTTCACTAGCGGCTACTGAAGAAACATTTAACCAAGCAGCAGTTTCTGGTACAGCAACATACGTTGGTGACGAGCATGCAGCTCTTGCAGTTCTAATCAACCGTACAGCAAACAAGATTGCACAGCGCACACGTCGCGGTGCAGGTAACTTTGCAGTTTGCTCACCTGAGGCACTAACAGTACTTCAGTCAGCATCAACTTCAGCGTTTGCTCGTACAACAGAAGGTGCTTTCGAAGCACCAACAAACACTAAGTTTGTAGGTACACTAAACGGCGCAATGCGTGTTTATGTTGACTCATATGCAGCAGACGGTACAGCAGTACTAGTTGGCTACAAGGGTTCAAGCGAGACAGACGCGGCAGCGTTCTATTGCCCATATGTACCACTAATGAGCTCAGGCACAGTGCTTGATCCATCAACATTCGAGCCAGTCGTATCATTCATGACACGTTATGGTTATGTTGAGCTATCAAACACAGCATCATCGCTAGGTAACGCAGGTGACTACGTTGGCGAAGTTGCAATGAGTAACATTTCGTTCTCATAAGTCTAACTTATTAGACCACATAAAACAGGACCTTCGGGTCCTGTTTTTTTATCTATAAATATTAGTATGGAAAAATATTACGTTGCAACTAGTTGGGATGCCTCGGGACACAGTCCAACTCAAGCAGAAATCGATCAAGGCATTGAATCGCTAACTAAGTTTCCTGGAAGTCATACATACAATATCAGTTGTTGGCAACCTCACTTAGAAGACGATCAAGATGCTTGGCCCGCAAACAGACTCACAGATAGAATATGGCATTGGATTGAACACTACTGTCGTGCTAAACTAGACTACAGTAGCATGAGACTAGCAAACAAACAAGTTTGGTGGTTGTGTAGTCCAGAAAGTCTAGTAGTTGAAAATGATCCTATCATGTCAACATATGAGCAAATATTCACAAGACAGCATCTTGCAAGTCAAGTGTTGGATCCTGACACTATATATGATACTACAAGAGATAACTGGGATAGCCATAGCACAAATACTAGAACAGCAATGATTCGCGGAGTGTTACCTAGAGTATACATGCAACTGCACTGTATGATAGATCACATGTACACTAAACTGGGATATTTTCCTATTGTGTTAAACAAGCCTATGATGCTTGCAAAAGAGTTCAACGCAGAATTTGGATCATACTTTGGACATACACCTGTACTACCATTGTGTTTTAGCACATACTACAGCATGCCTAGAATAGTCAAACACAATACCACGCAACGTGAACTAGTGCGCAGTGCAAATGGTGCGCTAACACAGTTCAAACCTTATCAAGTCTATGAACATGAACCAGGCAAAAAAGAACTGCCCAACAGTCACTGGTGGATTGATGGCAAACTAGGTCCAGCACTCAGTCAAGAAGAAAAAGAACAGGAATATGCACTACAGAGACATGCCTTTCCTGACACGATAGATGACGTAAAGTTTGATCTTACACGAGACTTGATCTAGCACCAACCATTAGTGTAGTCTGATTGCATGATATATTTTACAAAAGTCTGCTGTATTTTAGTCAGACTAGGCTTTGCGGGTGTTTGTCTTTGATTGACCGCGGTTGCTCCTAGCATGTGTGCTATTTGATCGCAGTCCTGATAGTTGTACACATGCGTATAGTATGCACGATCACAGCCTAATCTTGCAGTGTTTGTCTCGCAGTGTTCTCTGACTGTGTTGCTTGTCATATAGTGATCAAAGTGCTTTAAAAACTCATCCAGTGTATGCTGTTCGCTTAACCACAGACTATCCTGTGCTCTTGTGGGTGCAAACATAGTATGGTAAAATCCACTTACAAACTTGTCAACGGGATCACGCCATACAGCAACTCGCACATCGCACTCTGCTAGTAGATGTTTGTAATCATCAAAGTACGGTTGTTTATGATATACGCCAGGTGCATGCACAGCGAAAGTATTGTATGCTTGCACTTCGTTTGGATCCGCATTCCACAGTGCTTGCGCTACAAAACTTAGTATACTTGTGCTTGCGCACTTTTGATTGCGAACTATGCCCCATACTTGATCGTTATAGTTGAATTTTACAAGAGCCATATAAATACTTAGCCAGCGAAGTCTGGCTTATGCGGTATTAACCCACCGCGTAGTGGCTAGAACCCACATCGGACTTCTACAAGGAGAAAACAAATGGGAAGACCTATTAAAACAGCAAAAACAGGTAATACTGGTGCGGCAGTAAACACTGCATTGCCTATTGGTACAAGTGGACTAAGTGGCAATCAGATGATTTTCAAAGCATTTGTCACCAGTGGTAGTGTAAACGATACAACAGTTATTGAACAAAAAGGTAACAAGCGTTTTCGTTGCACAACTTCAGATGGAACAGAGACACTAACACTAACCAGTGTTGTGCATGGTTCACTAAGTGCAGGTCAGTGCCAGGTAACTGGAACAGACAGTGCAGGCGGAACTTACTTTGCAAGTCAAATCACAGGACGTCATTTTGTAGTTGGTGCTCTAGGCACAGGCTCGCAGTTTGCAGTCGGCGATAAGGCTCTACTAGTAGCATCAGGACCAGTTGAAAACGTTAGTTTAAGTATACCTAACGGCTAATAGTTACTTGACTATACTAAAGGGTTACAGTACAATACACTGTAACCTTTTTTTATGATATGAACAAAGACTTTGCATTCATATTAGGCAACGGTGTAACACGGCTAGAACTAGACTGCGCTGGTCTAGTTGACTGTGGCACTGTGTATGGGTGCAATCGCATATATCAAGAGTTTGCTCCCGATGTGCTTGTAAGCACAGACCAAGGTATGGCAGAGGAGATACAACACAGCGGATACAGCAAACACAATGTGCATTACACAAGATCACAATGGATCATCGAGGACAGTGGCGCACTAGAGTTACCTAAACACCTACACGGAAACAGCAGTGGGCCTGCGGCACTGGGTTTGGCAGCGGCAAGCGAGGCAAACTATCTGTTTCTCATAGGCATGGATCTTAAGGGTGTAAACAATATGATTAACAACATATATGCTGGCACTGAGAACTATCTTCCCAAGAACAGTGAAACTGTGCATTTTGGCAACTGGGTAGATCAGACCAATGCTATTATGCAGGAGTATACATATAAACGTTTTATGCATGTCAATCCTTTGAATAACTTTACAGATGACAGTTTTAGGAAAAATCCTCTGTTCGAAACAATCAGTTTGGACGAGTTCAAGCGGATGATAAATAAACTATAAAGCAGGATTGTTAAACAAATGGCACAAACTAAAAGAGTCTCCGGAACCTATACTATTGCCGCTACAGGTGGCGCTACTATAGACAGCGAACTTA